TTCTCTGATGTTGGAAATAAAAACTTCATCTGACACTGGCAGACCACCTGCTACGGGAGGGTCTGTCCACTCCCCTTCCAACTCTTCTTCAATCATAAACCTCCTTAAAAAAAGGGAAGAGGACTCGTCATTTGTCCTCTCCCCAAATTAATTTACTGCCCTAAATGAGTGGAAGGATATAAAATATCGTACTCATAGAGAACATCCCACTTTCCTTTATCGGCAGCACCAGTGATCCTTATAGCCGCAACCTCTGAAATAGTATGCAGAGTGTTATTGGTTGTAAGAGTCAGTACAGCACTATAGCCCACAGACGCAGAAGAAATGGTCTTAGAAGCTAACGTAGCCGCACTTCTGGTGTAATGCAAACTACCAGCAGTACCAGACGCAGCAGACCGCAAGTTTACATGAATTGCCCTTAACAAAACCTTATTCCGTGATCTGAAATGAGCAAAATCAACAGCGGACGCTGGCCCCTGAACAGCAGCCATCCTGCTCTCCCTGCTTATGGTAAAGTGAGGATGGTCATAAGCTGTAGTATATTTCTTTGCCATACTAAATTCACCTCCTTAATGAAAATTGTTTAAGCGTTAGAATCCCACTTAATTATTCTGGAATCCCCTTCAGTATCCCACTCAAGCGCCCATCCACCTAAGAAATACCACGCAATACCTTTAGACCTTCCGTAATCAGTAACCAGCTTCATACGAATTTCTTCAGGTACAACAATAGCTTCCCTTACGACACCCTTGCCGAACATGTAGGCATCAAGTGAGTTTCCTGTAGTCCACGATTTCGCTGTGGCAGTTCGTGCATCAGCATCCACCGTAAACCTTGAAGCGTAGAAGTCCTTAACAAACCTAACCCCATGAAGCCTTCCGACCTCACCGTTATAGATTTTATGCACACCAGTTTCAGTGTACTTATTAACAGATTCCATTGCTCCTTCTAGAGATTCCAAAGCTTCCAAGGAAGCGATACACACATAAGAATCGCCCTCGTAAGCGGGAACATTTCTTTTCTCCAGTTCCAATCTCATCTTTCTAACATGACGAGAATTTAAAACTGAAGTATTTGTAACGGTCGCAGTACCATCCGTAGTAAGAGTGTGAGCCGTATCAGAAGTACCAACAAAACGTAACTTGGTTTCGTTGTAACGTCTTTCCACCTTACCATCAAGAACTTTTGCTGCGTCATCAAGCAATCCGCCTCTAACTATTTCCTGTACGTCAAACTCAGAAAGTGCTTCTGCCTTGAAAGAAAAAGGCATAGAGTTTCCTACCTCACTTACGGTAAGCGTACCCCATGTTAAAGCCTGAGTGGTTTCGTGCATAGTGTTGGTTTCAATAAGATTTCCACCTATCGTAGCAACATTAGCAACTTTCAGCCAGTTGACTGACTGACCACGGGCTTTCCCAAATGCTTCCTTGACATCTACAAACTGACGAAATTTGAACAAAGGCTGTGCGGAACGCTGAAAAAACTGAGTTAACTTGTTGTTTGTCAATACACCAGAGTGATTGACCCATAACATTTCGTTCGCCATTGTCTAATTCACCTCCAATTATAATTGGAAGATTAGACCGCAGCCCTCTTATTTTTCAAACGCATTTGCATGTAACCTTCGTGCATCTCCTTTTGACTAAGCTCGTTGACATCATCTTTCTTTTTAGTTTGAACAGGTTTACCACCAGAGTTGCCTGACAACGCTGCCTTTTTCTTTCTGGCAATTCTTTCATCAATTATATCTTCAGACTTTTTCTGGTTAATTATTTTCTCTATAGAAGGGTATATTTCCTCCTTATAAATCTTTTTCCAGCCTTCAGGATTGTCTATATCAAGCAACTTTCTGCCAGCTATATACTCCTGCGGGTCTGGTTCTTTAGATATAAGGTTTTGAATATGCTGCCTTAACATTGGTGTGCAATCAGAAAAACCATTAAAACCTTCCTCTGTTAGCTCTTTACCAACTTTATCTACTTTAGCAAGAAAAGCTGTCTGTGCCTTTTCAGCTTCCGATTGAGTGCCTTTCGCTTCTATGCCATCAACCTTCTTCCTTAAAGACTCGTTGTCTTTTCTAAGCTTTATTAGTTCGGCATCATAATCTTCAATATATTCTTCTTCACCTTCCTCTTTAGGTTTGGATTTGACTTGTTGTGCCAACTCCTTCACCTGCTGTTCTAACTCAACGACTTTAGCTTGAGACTCCTTACGTTTTTGTCGTTCCTCATGCAATGCGCCCAGAGGGACAGTCTTATCTTCAGTTTTAGTTTTTTCCTCAGATTTCTCTTTGGATTTTTCTTTTAATTCTTCTTCTTTTTTCTCAGGCTCTCCTTCAGGTTTTTCTTCCTCGCTCTCAGATTTCTCTGCCTCATATTCCTCTTTGGCATAATTGGCATAAATCTTCTCACGCTCTGTTGATTCGCCCGTTTCTCCTGTTTCGGCTGGAGTCTCCGTTGCTATTGCTGTTTCTTCTGTTGGTGCTATTTCCTCAGTTTCGGCAGAGGATTCCGCTTTTTCTTTGTCGCTCATATTCCTCCTTAGTTTTACAAGCTTTGCGCTTGAAAGTTCCTGAATACGGCTCAGGTTGCCGATTGGCTGACTTAGCGCAGTTTATAGAAATGAACCCCCAAAAATGCCCACTCCCCTACACCAAGCCAGCCGTTTTATCTTATTTATCTGATTTATGGTTATTTGTCAAGTTAAGTTTTTTAATTCACCTTCATTGTGCATTTCTTCATATAGCTGCCTTGCCGCTTCATCTTCGTTTTTAATCCATGTCCCAATATTCTCAAACTCGAATTTACATATATCTATCTTAGCTTTAAGCCTTTCCTGTTCTTGAATTGAAAGGTCTTTTTTCGCAACCAGTTCCCTTATGGCATATTCAGCTATCATATTAAAATACCATTTAAGGCTTTCAAATTCCTTCATGTTTTGAAGCCTATCAAGTTGCTCAACCCGATAGGCTGCGTTTTCTAAAATCTCCTGTTTTGCTGATTTTTTTTCTGCCATAAATTATAGTAAACAAACCATTCTATTATTGCAAACCAAACTGTCCTGCCTGATTTCCACCTTCTTGCCCAACCACAGGCTGACCTGCTCCAGCTAAACTCTGATTTAATCCACCTTGCTGTGGCTGTGTTCCTTGAACTTCAAAGAAGAAGTCCTGTACGTTTTTATGCCCAAGCTTCGGCAGTATCTCTTCCATAAACTTCGTAGAATCAATAAACTTAACTGATTGTGCTGGTATCGCACCAGACTGAACTAATTGAATCATAGCCTGATTGTGCATATTAGCTCTGTCCATAGCCACCATATTTTGCTGAACTTCAAATTGCCTACCAACAGCACCAAGCCCTACATTTATTTCCAAGTCAACTTCATCCCCTAAATCAAATATATGAATCCCCGTAGGGTTTAAGTCCCTGAAGTTTTCATTCGCAACTCTTAATATTGCAGCATCAGTTTCAAACCTCTGGATTAAACCCGCTAAAACGGAGAAAAAGTCTACAAGAAAGGTTTCTTTCACGATAGCAGCAAACAAATCAATCTTAGCATTAGATTCAGCAAGATTTATCTGTGCTACAGTAGCTTTAGATTCTGTCCCAAGTCCTTGTTTTTGTGGTGTAACACCAGACATTTCCTGCATCATATTATCATCAACAGCAGCTTCGGTATAAGAAGTATTAGTGACATTATTGAAAGGTCTGTCAACAACACCGTTGACATCATCAGCAAGAGTAACTCCACCTGCTCTGCTCCTCGTAAGCGACATTAAATCAACATTTGCAAAACGGGACACAATGGTTCTGCCATTAAGTGCAAGCGAAACATTGTCTTTTCTCTGATTAAGATGAGCATTGATTGATTCCTGTACTCCCTCTAATGGTTGTGGGAAGCCTTCACCTATCGCTTTATGAGACTCTGTTAAACAAGAGCCATAAACAATATTATACCTCCTGCCATAAACAGACTCCATTGGCTCTACCATCACTGTCGAGCCAGAATGTGCGCCAAAGAATACTTTACCATTCTCTTTATAAAAGGTTTCAAACCAAACGTATTTATCCTCTGCCTTGATGATTTCGTTTTTATTAGTTTCATTAAATTTGCCACCTGAAGGATATTCGCTTGGTAACGGATTTTGTGACGGGTCACGCTCATTTATAAATCTTGTTTGCCTTACTATTTGTGTTTCTGGTATTGAAGGTTGAAGTTTATCTATTAATGATTCTTCATAGCCTAATTCCATTAATTCATCTTTTGTAGACCAATTCTCAAATATGAAATATCTTTTGCGTTCTTTAATGGCTGTAGTCATATCGTGAAACACTTGTTCTGGAGGATAAAGAACAAACTCAGGTTTATCGTCATGTTCATTAAGAACCCACCTGAACTTACCTATGCAGACTCCAAGATTCACGATATCTTGAAAAGCCCATATAAACTGCATAAAAAGTCCATCTGTTCTCATCATTTGGTCATATCGCCACTTTGTGACGAAATGGAGGATTTTTGATCGGAGTGTGTCTGATTTTCCATCTCTTCCAGTGATCTTAAAAGTATCGGGGTCACGAAGGAAGATTTGATAAAATGAAGCGAGTATTCTCCATGAGATAGCCCATATCTTTCTGTAGAACAACTTACTCCTGCCCCTAACCTTTGATTTTTCAACCTCTCCAGCATCAAAGACTCCTTTAACGTTTCTGATGTTCTTTGTCCATTGGTCATCATATTGCCTTCTAAGTTCCTGTGCTTCGTGCTTCCACCGTTCTACTTGTCCTATGAAGTCGTCTTTCGGCATCTGCAATCCTCCTAATATCCTACGTTCTCATTAACTTCCTCTGGTTCCGGGACATGATAATTCATTGGCATCCAGTTCATTACTCTCTGATGAGCATATCTCATAGCTGCATGAGCATCATGCTTGCCTTCTTTTATATCATCTTTGACTTTAGAATCTTCATTCGCAAATGTATCACGCTCTAAAGTTTTCATTGAATGAATAATCTCTTTGTTTTCTGGTATATCAAAAAAGAAAAGCTTTGGCAAACCTATTTTTTCATCTACCTTTAAATTTTGCCGAATTAAATCTACGCCCGCTATTTTAGACCCAGTAAACTTTTCACTTTTAAATAAAGCGGGGATAGCGTTTTTACCACGACCAAGTAATACATAAGCATTATAATCGCCAATAATGCGTATAGTGCTATCAGCAGACTTGTCACAATTTGTCCAACCCAACCTGTAGTTCCTGCCCATTGCCCTTTGTGCCAACTCCTGTTTAATGATTTCAGTGTCATCCCCATGATTCGATTTATACGTTCCAACAACATATTTAAAACCCTCCCTGTCTATGGCTATTTCTACGCATACGGTTGGTTTTGTCATGTGAGGGTCAAGCCCACGATAAACAATAAAATCTTCACAATTTAATTTAAACGGTTTTATTATATGAATT